GTGTCGTTGAGCGACGTTTCGCTGAATCGAATGTCGTATTCATTCCCCTCAAACTCGACGCGCTGGTAATAGATCTTGATCATTGATTATGCTCCTTGATTCGTTGTCCAATCCAACGCATGACTGGCACTGCCATGCTGTTACCCATCGCCTTGTATCGATGCGAGTCAGGCGTGGGCTTACCATTCCATCCGATGTCGGTGTGACCATCGGGGAAACCTTGCAGCCTTTCGGCTTCTGTTGGTGTGAGTCGGCGTACTTGCTTGTACGCAACGGCGACTTGATTGTCGCCCATGTTTGCCCTAAGAGTTGGGCTTTTCTGCTCAACGAAACGAGAAGGATTCCCCTCTCTTTTTGCTATTCCAGGCTCAAATCCATAAGCAACAAGCGCATCAACTTCTGAGTGTTGATTGCCGGTGCGTGAGTACGGCGGACCAGACGATGTGATTGTAGGCGCGACCTTGTTGGCATGAATCACCAAGTCAGTCGCGTCTTTGTAGTCACGCGCCTTCACTGTGTTGACAGTGCCGTCTATTTCGTAGTCTCCGAATCCACGCATCCTTGCAACGCTTTCTGCAGCGCCTCCGGTATGTTTTTCTTTCTGCGTTCGGCTCTGTTCAAAATCCCTGCCGCCGCAACTGGACTCAAATAATATCGAGGCAGGATCTCGCCAGTCTCCTGAAGAACATCCGACAAGGAACACTCTTCTGCGTCGCTGTGGGACTCCGAAGTTTTGAGCGTCCAACACTCGCCATGCGAAGCTATACTCGAGTTGAGCCATCGCCCCGAGGATGGAGCCAAAGTCCCGCCCTCCTCCTGATGACAAGACACCAGGCACGTTTTCCCAGATGAACCATCGAGGACGTAGTCGATCAACCATCCTGCAATAAGTGAGTGCAAGGTTCCCTCTTGAGTCTGAGAGGCCGTTTCTAAGCCCCGCCACGCTGAAAGACTGACAGGGAGTTCCTCCGACGAGAATGTCAATTGATCCTTGTTCATAATTCCAATCCTCAAATTTTGTCATGTCGCCGCAGTTGGGTACTGACGGCCAATGGTGTGCGAGAACAGCCGATGGAAACGGCTCAATCTCTGAAAAGAAAACTGGCTCAAAGCCAAGTGGCTCCCATGCCACACTTGCAGCTTCAACGCCAGAGCAAACGGAACCGTACCTCATAGCTTGAAATACCCCTTTGGAAAGATGCCCCAGTTGAACACCCGGCGCAGTAGTTTATCGACGACAAACCCGATCAGCATCATGCCGCCGTACAGACAGATGAACATGACAAGAAAAGAAAAGGCTTCAACGATGTTCATACAAACGCCTCCATGATCGTCTCAATGAGACGCTTCTCAATGCGCATCTTTGCGCCGTTGGGTGTGCGGATCGTGACGATACGTCCGCGATGTGAAAGGACTGTGCCGGTGATCTTGCCACCGGCCAGTGAGATTTTTGCTCCGATGTGTAGCTCCATGATTCCCCCTGGGGCCGCTTACGCGGCCTCCTTTGTGGCTTCCATCAACTCAGCGTTGCTCAAGTTATGAGCGGCGGCCTTGAAGCGATCCCTGGCCTTGAGCATATAATCGTTGAGCTTCCAGCAATGTTCCAAGCGAGCGTTACCATTACACGCCTGTTCCCACTCAGACTTCCAATTCTGATAATTGACCCAAGCGTTTTTAGCGTTTTGTAAATCAGTCATGTCGAATCTCCTCTCTGTTTCCCAATCGACAAGTCGAGGTTAGACCATAAGTTCAGGGAGTGTCAACACTTTTTATCTTGAGGGGTAACTTTTCTTTGATTAAGGTGTGCGATACGTAAACAAAGAGGATAACTATGGGCGCAATGTCCCGACGTAAGGGTGCGGCTTTTGAGAGAGAGATCGCTATTTTGATCCGAGATCATTTGGGGTTCGACTGTAAGCGCAACCTGGAGCAATACCAGCAGGGCGGTGACGATCTGTCTGGTGTGCCTGGTTGGAGTATCGAATGCAAAAGGTACGCGAGCTGCGTACCCTCGGACATCAAGACCTTCTGGCTTCAGTGTGAAGCACAAGCGGAGGCCAAGGGCTTGCAACCTGTTCTCTTTGTTCGACAAGACAGGAAACCGATCCAGGTGTTTATCAACTGGCTCGGTCCTGGTCATGACTGTTATGAGCGGCATGACATACGAAGCGTCGCAGAAATCAGCTTTGAGCTGTGGTGCGGCATCGTCAGAGAAACGCTCGAAGAGAGTGAGGAGAAATAGTATGAGTATGTTAGGACTTAGCGAATCAACTGCGGAGTACATCCGCTTCAAGCCATCAGTAAACCAGTGGTTAGTCGACGGTGACGAGATCGACCTCAAGGGATTGTTGATTGATCCTCAGAGCCTGAAAACTGGTTGGGGCAAGATCTCTGAGGGAATTGCACCGGAGTGGAACTGGGACGAACGTCCTGGAGTGAAGGGGCCAAAGCCAAGTGATGACCACAAGCGCGGATTTAGCGTCATGGTTTATCTCAAGGACAGCGGCTGGAGAGAATGGACCACAACAGGCAGTGGCCCCAAGATGGGACTCGAAGCTGTATGGCCTGCAATCCATAACGGCGCTGTAAGCAATGAAGGCAAGTGCGCCAAGGTGAAGTATAACGGGGCGACAGCACAAGCCATCGGCAAAGGCCAGACCCGTGTACCACAGTTTGAGCTAGTCGGATGGTCCGACAAGCCAGAGGAAGCGCAGGCTCCTGAACCTGCACCGCAACCAGAACCTCAGCCGGCACCTGCACCCCAGCCGGCATCTTCATCGGACGATGAAACCTGGGAGTTCTGATTTACAGCCCCCGGCAACGGGGGCATTTTTTTAGGGTGCATTTATGAACAAGTATGCAGATCACATCGCCGAGGTCGCTAAGGAGCTGTGGGGCGAACCCAATAAGAAATTATCCCACGGTAATCAGCTGCGGTTCGGCACATTCGGGTCGAAGTCTGTCGACACCAACAAAGGCACTTGGTTTGACCATGAGTCGCAGGAGTCTGGTGGATTCACTGACCTGTGCAAGATTGTTTACGGTGTCGCCAACGGAGAGCTGGCCGACTTCCTGGAGCAGAAGTTCGGCATCGAGAAGACTGTCTCAGTATCGCAAAAATACGATAGCGTCACGGCTTACGACTACATCGGTGACCATGGCGTCCTGGAGTACCAGGTCATCCGCACCGATTTTGCTGACGGCACAAAGACATTCAGACAGCAACGACCCGACGGCAAAGGCGGATGGATCAGGAACCTGAAAGATGTACGCAAGATCCCGTACAACCTGCCGGAGATCCTGCACTACAGCAAACGTGCTGTCTGGATTGTCGAAGGTGAGAAGTGTGTGGACCGGCTCAGAGAGCTTGGGATCGTTGCCACAACCAACAACGGTGGATCAGGCAACTGGACCGATGAGCATAGCCAGTGGCTGAAAGATCGAAAGGTCGTCGTCGTGCCAGACAATGATGCAGCAGGACAGAAGCACGCGGCCAAGGTCATCAACTCCCTGGTTGGCGTCGCAGAAGAGATCAAGTTACTCGACCTATCGAGCGAGCTCCCAGAGAAGGGAGACATCGTTGACTGGCTCGCAACCGGCAAGACCAAAGAGTCACTGGTCGCCAAGGCGAGAGCTGCAAAGAGCGTCTCAGAGAAGGTGGATGATCCAGGCGACATCGAGCAGGAGAAGCCTGAGATTTTTAAGGTCTTGGCGATGAAGGATCTCAAGTCAATGCCACCGATCCAGTGGGCAGTCAATGGACTGATCACGCGCACTGGTTTCAATGTGTTCTATGGTCCACCTGGATGCGGTAAGACGTTTGCACTCTTGGACATTGCTCTTTGCATCGCAACTGGTACTGAGTTTCATGGCATGACAACCACACAGTGTGCGGTTTTATACATCGCCGGCGAAGGATTAGGTGGTCTACCGAAGCGGATCTCGGCATGGACAGACAACCGCGGTGTGGGCATTAACGAGTCAGAGATTCCTTTCTATGTGTTACCCACAGCCGTGAACATGACGAACCCTGCGGATGAACAGAAGCTGCTTGCAACGATTGATGCGCTTGAAGAGCAGCACAACGTCAAGTTCGGGCAGGTGGTTATCGACACAGTGGCGAGAGCTCTACTGGGAGCTGATGAGAACTCAGCAACAGACATGGGTAAGTTTGTGAAGGCGTGTGACGCGATCCGAGAGCACACCGGAGGTGGAGTCTCGGCTGCGCACCACAGCGGAAAGGACACGTCCAAAGGCATGCGCGGCTCAACTGCGTTGATGGGCGCGGTCGACACCTCTGTGATCGTGAAGAAGTCAGACAGCATCATGACGCTGAGTATGGACAAGCAAAAGGACGCAGAGCCGATGCAAGACCTCTGTCTGGAGATGATCAGCACAGAGATTGGATTGATTGGCGGTGAAACGTCTGTGTACTTGCAGTGGATTTCACCTGACCAGGTGGCAGCGAACAAGGCGTCGCTCAATGAAACGCAGCTGAAGGCAATGAACTGTTTACGCGATGCAACGGACCAGAATGACGTGATCAATCCGGACGTGGCGAAGGACAGTTTTATCTATTGGATTGCTGAAAAAGAGGAGCTTGATCCGACTGATCGACGCACAAGAGAGCGTGGTCGGAAGGCGTGGACGAGGGCAATCAATGCGCTCGAAAGTGCGGACATACTGCTTGTCCGCAGCGGCTCCAGAAAAATGGAATGGGTGAAGGAAACGGACAAGGGTGGACAGCTTGCGGACAAAGGTGAAGATTATGAAAGCTAGCAATGACGCGGGCTGTAGCTTGGTGCGGACAGGTGCGGACAACCTGCGGACAAAAAGCGCCATGTACACTGCGTGCGGACGGACAGGACAGCTTTATATAAGCTGTCCGCTTGTCCGCAGTACATGTCCGCGAGTCGGAGAGGGGTGATGAGAGAGTTAAGATCTGAAGAAAAGATTGCTGTTGAGTCGTTCCATGCTGCTGAGGAGAGAATGAATCGAAAGTGGGGTTGGTATGCCTGGCAGAAGATGGCTCAACCTGAAACTGCAGCGAAGTATCGAATGGCGCGTCAGAAGTATATGGATGCGATGGATGGCGTTGGAGATTTGATCAAGTGTTGTCAGAACCTGGTCAAAGGGCTAAAGGTCATCGATGGGCAACTGCTTGAAGAGCGAGCGCCGGACGATGTCTTTTACCTGACGGCCAGGATCAACAAGAAGAATTATTACTTTGTGTCGGACCAGCTCGACATGCAGCGAGTGCTGCCATTGATGAAAGGTAAAGACCCGATAGTGTACACACTGGACGAGATCGTGCGCATCCTTGAAGCGGACAAGATCGAGGTGGCCGATGAGATTAAGAAACAGTTTCCTGGCGCATACGTCAGTTCAATAGAGTTCAAACACAACATGGAGCAGCTGGACGATGAAATCCCCTTTTAAAGACAAGCCAAACATTAGGCGCTACTCCATCATCCCAGCGCGAGCGATGCAGGACGAGAGGCTCACTGGGCCGCACATTAAGATCCTGGCGTGCCTTGGTATGTACACGAACAGTTACGGCGTGTGTTGGCCTTCTCAGACAACCATAGCGCGTCATCTTGGTGTGGGTCGCGTTTGGGTCTGTCGCACGATGCGAATCCTGAAGGAGCTAGGCTATGTCAGGCTGCTTGAGCCACGTCCGTATCCAAAGCACATCAAGCGACGCAGTCGCGGCAAGGTGAACCGATACCAGGTGCTGTGGGAAGGTAACGACCCGATCCCTACAAACGAGCAGTTCTGGGCGCCGTCTCGCATCATCTCTGACGATCCAGACGAGGAAATGAAGCCAAGCGAAACAGATATGCAGACAGGGGTTCAAGGGGATTCAAATACTGAATATCAATTACTAGCACACACGTTCAAGAAGGCGGTCGAGTCGACATCTGGCATCCATCGGCTGCCTGATCCGAGCTTCAAGGCAGCAAAAGTCCTTGCAGATCAAGGAGTTACGGTTGATCAGGTGCGTGAATACACTGTGTCGATGACCAAGGATGCGCTGCGCTCTGGACGCACGCCGCCGATCAATCTCGACCAGGTTGCGAAGTGGGCTGGGCTGTACAAAAAGTGAGCAATTGACATGAAGTTATCCACAGCAAAACGCGATCCCTTATATATCAATGACTTACCGCATTGCACCATGGCGCGTAATCCTTATTATGTTAAATTCCCGCACTGCACAATGGCTAGAACGCCCGCCAGCCCTGTGGATGACCGCGCTGTACAAAAAATGACCACCCTTGCCCCCCTACCCCCTGCGCGCTGTATAGGGGGAGGTCGCTCAAAATTTTTCAGAAATCCGCTGGAGGACATAACATGAAGGACATCATCAACCCAAACCACTATCAACGCGACGGCATGGAGTGCATCGACGCAATTGAGGCTGCTGTACAGAACCTAAGCGGCGCGGAGGCATACGCTACCGGGTCGGCTATCAAGTACCTCTGGCGCTGGAAAGAGAAAGGCGGTAAGGATGATCTCAACAAGGCCAAGTGGTTTATCCAGAAGATGGTCGATCACCTAGAGGAGATTGAGTATCAAGAGGAGCTACGGGCTGAAGCGACGCTCTTAGAGATAGCGAGGAAGTTATGACAAAGAAGATGACAACACGTCAGGCTCGCAGGGCGCTGGTATATGGCAGCGATAATGAGAAGGACGCAGTCAAACAGGAACTAGCAGCTATCGGCGCGTCGAACATAACCGATGTTCTTCAATGGACAGAGTCTGGAGCAATGGCTCTGTTAAAGTCGAAAGATATTCCGCTGCACGTACAGAAGTCGATCAAGAAGGTGAAGGTCACGCCCAACCAGTACGGCAATGCGATTGAAGTTGAAATGCATGACAAACTAGCAGCGTTGCGCGTTTTAGCTCGACATCATGGGTTGATGGAGCCAAATGCTGATAGTGATTCAAGGCCTAGCGTGATCGGAATTAACATGACTGGCCCAACAGCAACAACTTACGAGGTAATAGAAGATGGCGAGATTGAATCAGGACCAGAGTCAGAGGACCAGCCGGGCGAGGAGATCAAAGACGACCAGCAAGACCTATTCTGATCAGGTTGGCGGCCTTGATTTAGATTTCTCTAGCGCGCCGACAACTTGGAAGTTTTTGCATGACGATTCGTTTGTGCGCGGCCTAATGGGTCCGGTAGGTTCCGGCAAGTATTACGGCTGCGCCGCTGAGATCATGCTACGCGCCGTGAAGCAGCCGCCATCTCCAAAGGACGGCATCCGTTACTCTCGGTTTGTCATCGTGCGGAACTCATACCCAGAACTCAGGACCACAACCATCAAGACGTGGCTTGAGCTGTTCCCAGAGCATATTTGGGGTCCAATGCGTTGGTCCCCACCAATCAGTCACCACCTAAAGCTACCAACCCGTGGTGAGGCTCATGGGATCGACTGCGAAGTGATCTTCATGGCGCTTGACCAACCCAAGGATGTTCGGAAGCTGCTGTCTCTGGAATTGACGGGAGCTTGGGTAAATGAGGCAAGGGAAATGCCTCTGGCCGTGGTCCAAGGTTTGACCCATCGCGTGGGCCGGTTTCCAACCAAGCCAAACGGCGGTTGCCCGTGGCGTGGTATCTGGATGGATACAAACCCGATGGACGACGATCACTGGTGGTATCGGCT